GCAATCCATTTATTAAACAACCACATTGAAAACAAACCAAGTGAAAAAAGAATCCGTGAGATTTTATTATCCGCATTAGAGATTGAAAAAGAATTCATTACTGAATCCTTACCAGTATCATTAATCGGTATGAATTCAAACTTAATGAAACAATATCTTGAGTTTGTTGTTGATGGTTTATTGGTTAAGTTGGGTTGTAAAAAAGAATTTAATGTTGAACAACCATTCAAATTTATGGAACAAATTGCTGTTGAGACAAAAGGAAATTTCTTTGAGTCAAGAACGGTAGAATATCAAAAAGCAAAATTAAATGAGACAATCTCCTTTGAGGAAGATTTCTAATATTAAAACAATATGATGTCATTAAAAATTAAAAAAAGAAACGGTGAGGACGTATCATTCAATCCTCAAAAAATCTATAATCGAGTTAAACGTGCGGCTAAAGGATTGAACGTAAACTCTGATGAAATCTTCATCAAAGTTATTACATCGGTCCCAACTGAAGGACTTATTACAACTAAAGAGTTGGATAAATTGGTCTACGAAATTGCTGCCGCATATACTGGTAGTCACCACGACTACTCAAGGCTAGCTTCGTCAGTTGCGATTTCTGCGTACCACAAAGAAACCAATGATAGTTTTTGTGAAACTATTATGGAGTTACATTCGACTGGTGTAATCAATGACAAGTTAGTTGAAATGATGAATACTTACGGTCATGACAAAATTGATGAGGTTATTAATCACGAAAATGATTATAACTTTGATTACTTTGCTTGGCGTTCATTACAAGAAATGTATTTACTAAAAACTCCACAAGGTAAAGTAATAGAAAGACCACAACACATGTATATGAGAGTTGCTTTATGGGTAACAAACTCATTTGAAGAGGCGGTCGAATATTATCATTCATTATCGAACCAACTTATTTCACCTGCAACACCAATCATTATTAATTCAGGTACAAGAGTTCCTCAGTTAGCTTCTTGTGTTTTACATTATAACAATGATGATTCACGTAATGGATTATTGAATACTTTAAACGATATATCAACCTACTCTTCAGATGCTGCGGGTATCGGATTGGCGATGTCTAATATTAGAAGTAAAGAAAGTCGTATTAATTCATCAGGTGGATTTGCGGGTGGATTGTTAAAGTATTTGAAAATTGTTAACGAATCGTTGAGGTTCTTTAACCAACAAGGAAGACGACCTGGTAGTGCCGCCATCTACATCGAACCATGGCACAAAGATGTTATGGACTTGTTAGATATCAAAAAGAACACTGGTGCAGAAGAATTAAGAGCGAGAGATTTATTTACAGCTCTTTGGATTCCTGACAACTTTATGAGAGCGGTAAAAGAAAGTTCTGATTGGTATTTGTTCTGTCCTAACGACATTATTAAGGCGGGTATTAAACCACTCCAAGAATGTTATGGTGATGAATACGAAGAAAATTATAACAGAGCTGTTGAATTAGGTCTTGGTAAAAAAGTTAAAGCTCAAGACATTTGGACCAAAATTATCGAATCACAAGTTGAAACTGGTGTCCCTTACCTATGTTCTAAAGATAATGCTAACAAGAAAACAAACCACCAAAACATTGGCGTGATTAAACAATCAAACCTTTGTAATGAGATTTATCAATACACCGATGAAAAAACTACTGCAATCTGTACATTATCTTCAATGGTATTGAAAAACTTTATTGAGAAAGGTGAATTTAATTTTAATCTACTTTATAGTGAAGTAAGAAAAGTTGTTGGAGCTCTTAACAAAGTTATTGATATTAACAGTTATTCAACTGAAAAAGGTAGAAAAGGTGGATTAGACCAAAGAGCAATTGCTATCGGTACTCAAGGTTTGGCTGACGTATTCTATTTGATGGATTACATCTTCACATCTGAAGAGGCTAAGAAATTAAATAAAAACATTTTTGAAACTATCTACTTCGCGGCAATCACTGAAAGTATGGAATTATGTAAAACAATGATACACAAACCATACGCTCACTTTAAAGGTTCACCAATGTCAAAAGGGGTATTCCAATTTGATATGTGGGGGTTAGATTATGAAGGATTAAGTGGTCTTTGGAATTGGGATTCTTTAAAAGAAGAAGTTAAAACTTACGGTGTTTGTAACTCATTATTCACGGCTCAGATGCCTGTAGCGTCTTCAGCTAAGATTACAGGTTCATTTGAAATGACAGAACCAGCTCACTCAGCGTTATTCAACAGACGAGTAGTTGGTGGAGAGATTATGATTGTAAACAAATACTTGATTAATGACTTTGAAAAAATTGGTGTTTGGAGTGAAGACTTAAAAAATGAAATAATCATAAATGAAGGTTCAATTCAAAACATTAACTTCAATAATCACCTTGATGCTGAAGATAAAAACTATACTAAGAAAGTTAAAAGAATTGAACACTTAATTAGTAAGTACAAACCAATTTGGGAGATTTCACAAAGAGAATTGATTAACATGGCGGCTGATAGAGCACCATTCATCGACCAATCACAATCAATGAATATCTACATGGCTAATCCAACATTGTCTAAGATTACTTCATCACATTTTCATTCATGGGAAAAAGGTTTGAAGACATTATGTTATTATGTTAGAACTAAGGCAATTTCAACAGGAGCTAAACACTTAGCGGTTGATGTATCAAAAATACAACAATTTAAAACCAAAGTTGAACAACCAAAAGTTGAGATATATGAACTAACTCAAAAACCTGAAGATAGTCCTTTTGATTGTTTTGGATGTAGTTCCTAATTTGAAAATCCCGATTCATTCGGGATTGTTCATTTTTAATCTATTTAAAGAAAAATAGATAGTATTATATTTATAGTTATGGCAGATGGAATTACTTATGGTATAAATTTTCCCTTTAGGGATTCTAGACGAGGTGACTACTTAGAACTTACCGAGCTACAGTCTCAAGAGATTAAGGCCGATTTAATACATTTATTATTAACAAGAAAAGGTTCTCGATATTTCTTACCTCAGTTTGGAACAAGACTTTATGAGTTTCTATTTGAGCCATTTGACGGACTTACATTTAATGCGATAGAATCTGACATAAGAGATGCTATTGAAACATTCATGCCAAATTTATTGGTTAATAGTTTAAGTATTACTCCTGCGGATGCTCAAGAAGAAGTTGACATTGCAACAGGCCAAAATCTTTTAGGTACAAGTGAATCATCCGTATACCGATTCCCTGGTAAGGGCACGTCAGAATATACCGCAAAAATAAGATTAGATTATTCAACCAATGGTTCTACCTTTGGTCAGAGTGATTTCGTGATTATCAATATTTAATATAAATGGCAAATAACAGAATATCGTACGCAACCAGAGACTATCAGTCAATTAGAACTGAACTCTTAAATTATACTAGAACGTATTACCCTGATTTAATTCAAGACTTTAATGATGCTTCGGTATTTTCTGTTTTCATTGATTTAAATGCTGCAATCGCAGATAACTTACACTACAACATTGATAGAAGTGTTCAAGAGACGGTATTACAATATGCACAACAAAGGTCATCAATTTATAATATTGCCAGAACTTACGGGTTAAAATTACCAGGTCAAAGACCATCAGTTGCGTTAGTCGATTTCTCAGTTACAGTTCCAGCATTTGGAGATAAAGAAGACGAAAGATACTTAGGTACATTACAAAGAGGTTCGCAAGTTGTTGGGGCTGGGGTTGTTTTTGAAAATGTGTATGACATTGATTTTGCATCACCTTATAATGCTCAAGGATTCCCAAATAGAATTAAAATACCAAACTTCAACGCTAATAACATATTAGTTAATTATACAATCACAAAAAGAGAAATCGTTGTAAATGGTATTACAAAAGTATTCAAGAGAGTTATTGGTGCTAATGACGTTAAACCATTTTTTGAGTTGTTTTTACCTGAAAAAAATGTGTTAGGTATAACAAGTGTTTTATTAAAGAACGGAACTCAATATACTAACATACCAACTACGGCAGAATTTTTAGGTGTTGAGAATAGATGGTATGAAGTAGACGCTTTGGCCGAAGATA